GTTATAGGTCACGCTTTTGCCAGCACTGCCGGACAAAGTAATGTAACTTTGACTTTACCTTTTCAAAGTGATTACGATATTGTTTTATTTATTGTATATGAAAATAGTACCACAAACAGACCTACAATAACAGGGTTTTCTGAACTACATTCCGATAATGGTACTTTTAATGGTTCGGGCTGCACAAGAGTTTTAATGAGTGGTAATGCTTCAGGTACTACGATAACAATTCCAAATGACGCCACATATAATGGTGTTTGTGCTGCTGCGATGATTTTTAGCTCTACTCGCTGTACTTTTTCTCCGTATGGTGGAAGCTGGAGTTTTTATACCGCCGATACAACTACTAGTGTTACAGGGACAGGTAATTTCGATTTCTTTTGTGGTATGTGCAATATGGACGGAGGCGGAACCGAATTATATGATGGATGGACTGTAGACAATGATTGGACATCAGGTGGTGCAGGAAATGAAGGAAAAAATAATGCTACTTATGGAGATAATACGGTAGAATATACAGGAGCTGTAGCAGGAAGAGCTGCTCAAAATCTTTGGAGGCCGTGGTCGAACGTGAATACACCTGCACTCACATTATACAGACCTGAGGCCTCAGGCGTTACCGAAACTAGTGGTACACAATACACATTTTTTTATGTTACTAGTGATACGACATAACGTAAATTCTTCTAAATATAAATAACACAGACAAATAAATAAATCATAAGGAATATTACCATGGACTATGAAGTTGCCGATGCAATAGACGCCTCATTTGATGACAATCCTACACACTTTCAAGACATCGTGAACAATGTTTTGCAAAACAAAGCAAGAGAACGTGTGGAAGTTGAAAAGGTGAAAGTCGCACAGCATCTCTTTCAGGATGCTGAAGAAATCGAAACCGGAGACGATAATGAAGAGTTTTAAAAAAGAATTTATGACCGAAGCGCCGGGTGCTCCGGCAGCTGACAATAAAGAAAAGAAAGACGATGATAACGAGGCTAAAGAATATAAGCCTCGGTCTAAAGGTGAAGAAGATTTTGTTGCATCTCACGAAGTAGAGAAAGTGGGTCATCCGGTGGCCGGTGACGAACAATTTAATTCTAAATCTAAAAAAACTGACGCAACAAGAAAAGCCGATAAAAAACTACGTGAAGAACTAACTCAAAAAATTATAGAGCATTATCGTCTTGTTAATATTATTGCTGAAGAAATGAAAGATTGTGAACATTGTGACGGTAAAGGTTATCACAAAGAAGATGGCGAAGAAAAAGAATGTCCAGAATGTGATGGCACTGGTAAAGTTGAAATGAATGATGACAATTCTGAGAAGGATGAAGACTGATGGCTACCATTAAAATTCTTGCCAACAACATTGCTCTAACTACAGCCAATGATTGTTGGAATGCAACATTTGTTCGTGTAGTTAACACAACTGCTGGAGAAGCAAACGTTGCAATTGCCAATACTAGAAGTCCAGAAAACGAAGGAGGAATTTCAGGTAACTTCGTTTTAGAAGCTGGGCAAACAGAAATTATCATTAAAGAACCAACAGACACCATTGCTAGTGATGTTGAAATTCAAGCAACACCTGTTGCGAGGTACTAAAATGAAACTTATCTGCGAAGTCACAGAAGAGATCGAATACATCACAGAAGATGGTGCAGAAGATCAAAAAAAAGGAACATACATCAAAGGTGTATTTCTTCAAGGTAATTTGAAAAATAGAAATGGTCGTGTGTATCCTATGGAAACACTTGATCGTGAAGTAAACAGATACAATAAAGATTTTGTTGAGAGAAAGAGGGCATTTGGTGAATTGGGTCATCCTCAAGGACCTACAATAAACCTTGATCGTGTTTCACACATGATTACGGAATTGAAAAAAGATGGTAACAATTACATCGGTAAAGCCAAAATAATGGAAACACCTATGGGTAACATTGTTAAAAATCTTATTAGTGAAGGTGCTCAGATAGGTGTATCTTCTCGTGGTATGGGTTCATTGAAACAAAAAAATGGTATCAATGAGGTACAAAACGATTTTCATTTAGCTACTGCGGCAGATATTGTTGCGGATCCCTCAGCACCTGATGCTTTTGTTGAGGGAATTATGGAAAATGTGGATTGGGTATATGATGAACGATATGGATGGAAAGCAATTGAAGCCATTCATGAGTATAAAAAAGAGATAAAGAAAACATCAACAAAAGACCTCACCGAGAAAAAGTTGAAAATTTTTGAAGATTGGATCTCAAAACTTTAAATTTTATAAATAATCGAAAACAAATCTCATAAGGAGTTAAGAAAATGTCTGAAAGAGATATTCAAGAAGAAGTCTTTGAGACTGACGAAGAGCAACTTGACGAATTCAAAGCGTCTATGGGTGATCCTTCAGAAGTGCCAGAACCTACTTCTACTAAACAGAAAAAGCGCAAAGGCGATAAACAACAAACGGACGATCCTGCGGATTCCCCCACGGCTGTCAAGGCTGAAAAGGGCAAAGTAGCAGAATCGAAGATGGGCATGATTCAAGCCGTCATCGAAAGAATGAATGGCATGAGTAAGTCTGATCTTGCTGCCAAGTATGAGCAAATGCTTGAGTCTCTTAAAGAGTCTGACTTGACGGAAGAAGAGCAAGACGAAGAGGTAACGGTTGTTTCCGTTTCTCATCGTGTCACATCTGATGATATCAACATCGATGAAGATATGAATGCTCTTTTTGGTTCTGATGACACACTCACAGAAGAATTTAAAGATCGAGCAGTTACAATTTTCGAAGCCGCTGTTGTTTCTAAGATCAACGAAGAGCTTGAAAAAGTTGTTGTTTCTGTGGAATCAGTTCTCGAAGAAGAACGTACAAATCTTCGCGAAGAAATGACTGGTCGTTTGGACGATTACATGGATTATGTTGTTGAGAATTGGATGGAAGAAAATAAACTTGCCGTTGAATCAGGCATTCGTTCTGAAATGACCGAGAGCTTTATTCAAGGTATTCGCGATTTGTTCATCGAACATTACGTGGACATTCCTGAAGAACAAGTGGATGTTCTTGAAGAACTTGCTGTTACAAGCGAAAATCTTGAAGATCGTCTTAACGAAGAAATTCGCAGAAATGCTGGTTTGAAGAAAGAACTTGAGCACTATGCTAAGCTTGAAGTTTTTGCCGAATCTTGCGAATCGCTCACCGAATCCCAGAAAGAAAAATTCTGGTCTTTGGCCGAGAGTGTTGATTACGTTGATGAAGAAAACTATGCAGAAAAGTTGGCAATGTTGAAAGAGAGTTATTTCTCTGAAACGGAAGACAACAGGGTGAATAGCGATTTTGATGATTCAGAGCCTCTAGAAGAAGAGACAGATACCACTTATGTCGATCCTGCTATGAGTGCTTACGTGAGTGCCATTTCACGCACACTGAAAAAATAATTTTTATAAATAACAGTAAAAATAGATAATCATAAGGAGAAATCTAATGCAATATGCAACTGAAGAACTCATGCAGAAGTGGCAACCAGTACTTGAGCATCCTGAACTTCCTGAAATTAAGGATTCTCATCGCCGTCAGGTTACCGCAACTCTGCTGGAAAATCAGATTAACAATGCCAGAGAAACTGGCGGATATCAAATGCCTAGCCTTTTGGGTGAAGCTGCTCCAACCAACGCTATGGGCGCTTCTAGTTCCACAGCTTCGGACGGTTCAATTGATACCTACGATCCAGTACTTATTTCACTGGTTCGCCGCTCTATGCCGAATCTGATTGCGTATGACGTATGTGGTGTACAGCCGATGACAGGTCCTACGGGTCTGATCTTTGCTATGCGGGCACGTTACAGTGATCAAACTGGTGACGAAGCTCTGTATAACGAGGCTAACACCTCTCACTCAGCCACTGAAAGTGTTTATGGTGGTGCTAACACAGCTAACCCCGAAGGTGTTCTTGACGGTTCTGCCGGTTCAGAACAAGCTGGTAACGATCCTACGGCTCGCGCTTCTGGTTCTGGATATACTCTGCATCAGGGTATGTCTCGTTCAGACGCTGAAGCACTTGGTGACGCTGCTGGTAACGCTTTCGCAGAAATGGCCTTCTCAATTGAAAAAGTTTCTGTTACCGCTGTTTCTCGCGCCCTGAAAGCCGAGTACACAATGGAACTTGCACAGGACCTGAAAGCTATTCACGGTCTGGATGCTGAAACAGAACTCGCCAACATTCTTTCTGCTGAAATTCTGGCTGAGATCAACCGCGAAGTTGTTCGTACAATCAACTACACCGCTACTGCTGGTGCTCAAGATAACGTTGCTTCTACAGGAACATTTAACCTTGATGTTGACTCCAACGGTCGTTGGTCTGTTGAACGCTTCAAAGGCATGATCTTCCAGATCGAGCGCGAAGCAAATCAAATTGCTAAAGACACACGCCGCGGTAAAGGTAACCTGTTGATTTGTTCTTCAGACGTTGCTTCTGCTCTTCAGATGGCCGGTGTTCTTGATTACACACCTGCTCTGTCTTCTAGTTTGAACGTTGACGATACAGGCAACACGTTTGCTGGTGTTCTGAACGGTCGTACAAGAGTGTACATTGACCCGTACTTCTCTTCTGCTTCTGGCAAACAGTATTTCACAGTTGGTTACAAAGGTTCATCTTCTTTTGACGCTGGCTTGTTCTACTGCCCATATGTGCCGCTGCAGATGGTTCGTGCAGTAGGTGAGAATACGTTCCAACCGAAGATCGGATTCAAGACTCGTTATGGCATGGTTGCTAACCCATTTGCTAAGGGTGCAACGGCTGGTAACGGTTCTATCGCCTTCGCTGATAAGAACGTGTACTATCGTTTGGTTGGTGTTTCTAACCTGATGTAATATAAAAAGAGTAGACTCAATCTACCATTTTTAAGAGGGTGTTTCGGCACCCTCTTTTTTTTTGGAGCATTGGTAGAGAGTTATCATAAATATACACATGAGTATAGAAAACACACAACCAAATAATGTCAATATGCTGTCGCCGACAGCGTTTCGTTTTACGTTGCAACGAACTCCGCACATTAATTATTTTACATATAATGTACCTGTGCCGTCTATTTCGTTAGGCGAATTGACACAACCAACACCTTTATTGAACTTACCAGTTCCGAGTGACAAACTTATATTCGAACCTCTTGCTTTGAGGTTTCGAGTTGATGAAGATTTGAAGAATTATCTCGAAATATTCAATTGGTTGAATACACTCGGTACACCCGAAACTCTAGACAATTCTGCTTGGAAACAAAATCAACAAACATACAAATCTAGTGGTGTTTTTTCGGATGGAACATTGTTAGTATTGACTAGCAAACAAAACATGAATCTTAGAATTAAATTCTTTGATATGTTTCCTATTAACCTAACAGAACTGACATTTGATGCCTCATTAGCTGATATTGAATATTTGGAATCAACAGCTACATTCAGATATACTCATTTTGAAATAGAAACATTGTAAAATTTCTTTACGGTTTAAAAATTATGTGATATAATGCAGAAACATTGATGCGAGGAAAGAACATACCATGCTTTTGGAAGATATTATAGAACTATGGAAAGAAGATGTAAAGATCGATGATGTAGATTTAGATAATGAAAGTCTCAATATACCCAATCTACATGCCAAGTATATGAAGTATTTATATGATGAAAAGATGAAGTTAAAAGTTCTTCTGTTAAAGAAAAAGAAGTTGCAAAAGATTCTTTCTGAATATTATAAAGGCGATCTTAATCACCCCGAAGCTTTAAAAGAAATAGGTCGTGAGCCTTGGCAAAGAACAATTTTAAAACAAGATTTGATTAATTACATTGACAGTGACGATGATATGATTAAACTTCTTACTAAAATATCCTATAAAGAAGAAGTGGTATCCTTACTTGAAGACATAATGAAAAGTATAAACACAAGAGGGTTTCATATTCGTGCAGCAATCGACTGGAGAAAGCTTACTCAATTCGGAGTATAGAGAATTGGTATCGCTTGAGAAACTAGATGAAACTCATATGAGAGTACATGCATCTTCTGGAATCAGAAGAGAAATGTCGGACTATTTTTCCTTTTTTGTACCAAATTACAAATTTCATCCTTCCTATAGAAATAGATATTGGGATGGTAAAATAAGATTACTCAAACCTGATTATAGTATCTATGTTGGTTTACTTCCCTATGTAAAGAAATTTTGTCAAGAGAGGGATTATGATTTAGAATATGATTCCGAGCTTGAAATGCAGGACGAATGTTCTCTTAATGAAGTAATCGAATTTGCAAAAGATCATGCTTTGTCACTTACTCCGAGGGATTACCAAGTCAAATCCGTTGCTCATTGTATACGAAACAAAAGAGCGTTAATACTATCGCCAACTGCGTCAGGCAAATCACTAATCATATATCTACTGACGCAATTCTATCAGGAACACAAAGTATTGATTATTGTTCCTACCGTGTCCCTTGTTCATCAAATGAATGGTGATTTTAAAGATTATGGTTATAAAGAAGAATGCAAACTAATTAGTGCTGGTGTCGATAAAGAATCAATAGATGAAAAAATTACTGTAAGTACGTGGCAATCGATATATAAAATGCCAAAGAAATGGTTTGATCAGTTTAATGTTGTTATAGGTGATGAGGCACATTCATTTAAAGCAAAATCACTAACAACTATAATGCACAAACTAAACAATTGCAAATATAGATTTGGTTTTACCGGTACCTTGGACGGCACTGAAACACACAAACTAGTTTTAGAAGGATTGTTTGGAGAAGTAAAGAGTTTCGTAAAAACAAAGGAACTGATAGAAAAAGGCACGTTGGCCGATCTTGTAATTAAAATATTAGTATTGAATTATTCGAATCAAACTAGAGATTCGTGCAAGAAAATGGACTATCAATCCGAAATGGATTTTCTTGTTGCAAACCAAAAAAGAAATAATTTTATTAAAAACCTAACATTATCTTTGGAAGGAAATAGTTTGGTTCTTTTTCATTATGTTGAAAAACATGGAAAGGTGTTATATGATTTGATAAATAAGGAAGCGAAGAGGCGAAAAATATTTTTTGTTTTTGGTGGTA